CTTAAACAGGCCTGCCCCCGCTGCTGTGCCTCGGCCACCGTGCCGATATTTCTGTCCCCGACCTGTATCAGCCGGTCGCGGAGTCGGTCTATCCCCTCCCAGTTGAAGCTGTCGACCAGGATTATATTACCCCCGGTGCTGTCGTACCCCTCCACCTGCACCCGGTTCGTTCGCAGCGCCCCCAGGATGTACCTGCCTTCTTGCAGCCGGTGCCCTGTGCCGTAGCTATAAACGGATGTAGCGGACGGTAAGGGATTGACGATATATGCCGTATTACCCTCTATGAAGAGGACATCGGGGACGAAGGATAGCAGCTTTCGGATAACCGACCGGCCGTCATTATCCGGGCTTACCGTGAAATCCGGGTAAAAGCCGGTTATTACCGACGACTGCGTTATCGTTTCGAGATTCAGGCCGGCCCTGGCCAGTATCAAAATCATAATTTCCTTAACGTTAAAATCATCGGATGTCCTATTCCAGCGGAACTGGTGCCTTGCCTTCCAGTCGTCAAGTGCCCCCCACCCACCCCTGGCATGTAAAATCAGGCTGGCTCTCCCACCTGAGCTGGTATGCTCGCAGGATTCTATACAAAAACTCTGGCCGGCGCTGTATTCGTTCTCTGCTGAAGTCACGTAGCCGGGACCTAATTCCAGCTGGCAGCCGATATCTAGTGCGGCCAGGTCGCCTTCCCCCGGCGATGCGTATCTCCCGTCGTCGTTCCTCAGTTCCACCGTCAGACTGCCCGCCGTCTCGCCAGCCTCCTGCCCTTACACTGATAACATCCGCCGTCAGGTCGAGGCTCTGGGCGGTCAGCGGGGCCCTCCAGACGCCGTCGGGACTGGCAAGCCAGCCGTAATCGCCGTGGTGCGCCATTGCCAGTCCGTACACCGAAGATAAATCGAACGGCGCCGGCTCCCGCCACAACCCGTCAACAAAATCCGTGCCGGGGACGGAATGCGACCTGAAAGGCATGCTGTATGCCTCAGTGCCGGTAAATTTTTCGATAAAGAAACAGCGGAAAACATCCGGTTTATCCAGGAAAGGCTGGCGGTATTCGAAATCACCGCCGGACGGCGCCGAGGCAAGCTCCCGCAGCGCCGACCATGTACCGGTGGCGACATCGCCGCCGTCCCCGCAGACCATGCTCCACAGCTTTGAGTTGCCCGCCGCATCTTTTCCGGTAACCAGTAGATTCCAGTCGCCGCCGTAAACGCAGGCCACGCCCGATAGATGTCCGGTGGTCTTATCCCAGGCCGACTTTGCCTGCCACTGCCCGCTGACGTTTTTCTTTACGTAAAGGTTCGACTGGTCGGCGAAGAAGATAGCCAGGTCGCCATCGGGTTTGTAGGCCGCCGCCAGACCGTAGACGGCGGTGGTCGGCGTGTAGTCGATTAGCTCGGGACTGCCCCAGCTGGCACCGTAGTCCGCGCTCTTGACGCGTCTTATCTCACGATTGGTCTTTACCCAGAATATCGATACCTCGGCCCCCAGCGAAGCCGCCGCCACCACGATGGCGTTGTACTGGCCGGTATAGACCCACTGGCTGAAATCGCTCTCCGGACCGGGAGTGCCCACCCGCTGCCGGTACAGCTTCCGCGAATCGTCGGGCGGGGTTATCCTGGCCCTGATAAGAGAGCCGTCACCGGGCATGGTCAGGGCATGGAAGTAGTCTTCCTCGGAGCCGTCGTAAAGCCTGTCCCAGTCCTGCCTGACTACCCCGGCAATCTTGTTGAAGACCTCTATTTTGACGTAAGGGACCGCGGCTTCCTGCTTCTGGGCGGCCAACAGTGTCGATGTCAGTTCGCGCATCGTTCTCCTCCGGCTACGGGCCGTAATCGGTTGTTTTCGATACAATCGGATAGTACGGGCGGTAGAGCGTGCTGACTCTCACCCGGTTCCGCCGTCCCAGCCTCCTGAGCTCCTGCCGGAAATACTTCAGCTTCCGGTTGCCCCATTCGAGAAACTCCTTCGGCGTCACCGTCCCGCCAGCATTCACGCGGTTGACCGCATAGACCGCCCACTCCACCGCCGCATAGCCGCAGGCCCCCGCCGCTATCATGTCTTCATGCTGCGTGGGTACGGTGGAACCGCCGGCATCGAGGGTATGGAGCTTACCATAGTATATATAAGCATTGGATCCGTCCGGCACCTCGTCCCCCAGGATGGTCAGCGCATCGCCCCATAAGGAAAAGGGCTGGTATCTCTTGGGGAACTTGTCCACCGGGTACTCCACGGCTTCCACCATTACCCTGTCGGTTACGTTAGAAATATCCAGTTCCCTCGAGCCTGATGTCGTGGCTTTGGTCGCCTTCTGCTCGTAAGGTATCTGCTCGGAGAACTCCCTTACGGCGTGAGCGATGTGCCGGTCCAGTTCGTCGTCCGTCCAGCGGTAGTTGTTGCTGTCCTCGTCATGCAGGTCACGCCTTACAATGGTTCTCATATCGGTCAGGTTCATAATTGCCACTCCTTATAGCCTTCTTACTTCCACTCTCTCTATATTCTGGCAAGGTTGAGGCGGAGACTCGTCATGACCACAAAGGTGAATATCCATATAGCTGATTTCCTCATTGACCTCACCTTCATTGACGCTGACCGCCTTAGAAGACAGTCCTTTTGCGTAGTTCATCAGGGTTTGGGCATCAGCCTTACTGTCAAAGCTCAGGTCAAGTCTTACTCTATACTTCATTGATACCTCCATTTAGTAGCCAGGTGATTATGCTGGACTTCTTGAGGGGTTAAAACACGGCCGTATATCCTGAATTCACCGACCAGCCCGTGAAAAGCATGCCATGTTCCTGACAGGGCATATCTTGAACCCAGGTGTACCGTCCCGCCGATGGCTATCGGGGTATTATAGCTGGCATCGCCGCCGGTCTGTACGCCATCGATATACGCCTTGCATTTGGAGTTGCCGGCGTCTAGAGTCACCACGACATGATGCCAGTTGTTAGCGCTGGGCGAATCAAACCACGCCCAGCCTGATGTGCCGTAGACGCCGAATTTTCCGGCGGTATCTGCCCCCCAACCTATGAGAAGCCTTCCTGTTTGAGCGTCAAACAGGTATTTACATGCGCTGGTGCTGTTATAGGAGTAGACCCAGAACTCAAGGGTATGAGAGGTTTTGGACGAAGTAACCGGCAGGTCGATATAATCGTCAACGCCGTCGAAGTGACACCCGGATTTTCGCCACGAAGCGCCGGTTGCCGTACAGATATGTCCGTAGGCATCCTTGGACCGGAAGGAATCGCCTTCCAGCTCATGCAGTGGCAGATAAAGTATCAGACTGGGGTCAATGATAAAGTTCACTTCACACCTCACGAAGCCGAATAGACTACCTTGACGAAACTTGAGCTCTTGGTCTTACCGACGGCATTCTCACCGCCGGCACCACCCGATTTGATAACCAGACGCACGTCGAAAGGCACCTTATCGAAATCGGCGACCGGCTTGAACTGCCCGCTGTAGGTATATTCCTTGTACGTGGAAGCGTTAGCCGGGTAGGTCACTTCGTCATGCAGGTCGACCCAGGTATCGCCCTGGTTGCGTGCCTGCCATTTGAAAAGGACGGACTCGGCTGCACCGATGGACTTAACCGCGCAGGTTAGCCCGAACTCGTACTCGAGCACATCGCCCAGTGCCGGTGGATTAATCGTAACACTCTCCACCTCCTCATAGTCATCGGCGGTGGTCGTGTGCTCATCACTCCACTGGACTCCGTCCGGAGCCAGGCTGCCCCTGGCAAAGGGATGCTCCATGTGTTCTACTACTACCATTACCATGATTTTCCTCCTCAGGGGGAGGGAAATCCCTCCCCCGATATATTTTTATGTAAAGTTTTAGTCCTTGACGCCGATTAATGCCGCCGCTTTAATGGACGAGAACAGAGCCAGTGATACGTACCATTTGACCCTGGTCCGCGAGGCGTCCTTGTTCTCCAGAGGCCCTACCGGCTCGGCCTGCAGGTGCCCCGGGCTGGTCAGCCCGCAGAGGGCTCCTTCCCCGAACTGTACGGCGTATATCGCGGAGCAGGTGCCACCGGTGGTGGCTGTCTCGACACTGCCGCTGACGACATGCGTATCCAGTATCCAGTCGTTCGTACCGATGGGTACGCCGTCCCAGAGCTGGACGAAGTTGCCCCACTTGTCGCGGTCGGTCTCGGCCATAACCCCACCGGCCGCCCTGACCAGGGCGTTAATCTTGCGCCGCGAGCGCCGGCTCATCAGCAGCATGTCGGGCTTGCCGCCCTTGACGGCGTCGATAAGCTCATCCAGCTTGTTCAGCGTCAGCGTGGCGCCCGTAGCGCTCATGGCGATTAACTGGTCGCCGGCGCTTTCGGTATCGATTAACTCCCTCAAGCCGTCGAACTGCTTGGAACTGGTGCCGGTATCGCCGTAGATAAACATCTCCTCGAACTTGTCCCTGAGCGCCTTGGCCTTCAGCTCGATAACCGCCGCTTCCAGGTCCTGGATATTGCTGCGGGTGGACTTGAGAAAGTTGTCCACGTCGGCGTCGCCGCCCATGATTTTCAGGTTGGCCGTTATCTGCTCGAAGGTCGGCGTGGATTCCGCCCACTCGTCGCCGACATCGTAAAAGTCGATGCTGGGCAGGGTCTTTTCCTGGTTATAGGTCAGCCCGTTGCCCACGATTTCGACAAAGGGAAGCTGCTGGAGCACCTGCGAGTCCTTGACGATGGTCTCCACCACCCCCTGCATCAGCATATCGTTGGACAGCTTGGCTGCCTCTGCTAATGTTAAAGCCATTTTATTTTTCTCCTTCCTCTTTAATAATTCCTGTTCTGTTTGTACCTGTCATTGCGGGGGAATGCCTTCCCCCCGTCATTACGAGCCCTCACGCTACGCTCAGGATAAACTCCATGAAGCAATCCGCCCATTCACATCAGGACGATGAACCTCCCAGCGCGTACTGAATCTTTTCCCGCGCTGAGAGAGCCGACAGGTCTAGTGGCGTCCGCTGCGGAGCGCCGGCAGGTACTCTCGTTTTAGCTGCTTCCGCCTCCATTTCCTGCTTGACCCTTTCCATAAGCGCCCGGGCGTTCTTCAGCGACTCGTTTACTTCCTCGATTGTTTCCCCGGTTATCAGTTCGGCCAGTACGCCGGGGTTCGCCTGCACCACGAGCTCTTTATAAGCGGCCACCGCCTGCGGTAACGCCTTGCCGAGCTCGTCCAGTGCCCGCTTCGCCTCCTCCATCGCCTGGTTCAGGTCGGCTATCTCTTTATCCTTGGTTGCCATCGCCTGCTCCAGCTCTAGAATTGTGGCATCGCGGGACTCAACCTCGCGGGTAAGCGATTCGTTTTCCTGCTTGAGAATATCAGCCTCATTTACGCCGCTTTCCTCTTCTGTGTTCGTTGACTGTTCTTTTTCCGTAACCATCATTCCTCCTGATTACTCCTCAACGCCTTCCGTCCGGGACGGTGTATCTCCCTCTCTCGTCCCACCCCTGACGGATTTTGCATTAAGCTCTTTATTCATCTTGAGAATGGACTCCCTTTCTTCCAGCCACCGCGTGAACTCGTAGTCGGGGTCGCGCACGCCGACCTCGTCCATGGCTGTCCTGCGTGAATGTATCCCTGTCTGCACCATGACCTGCTCGCTGCCCACCTTTCTCTCCATGTCCTTGGGCAGTACCGGCCCCCACACCACCCGTAGGTGGTTCTCGCCGTAGTCCTCGCCTTTGTACTTCTCCAGCATCTTGAGAATCATCTCGTTGCGGCGATTATACGCCGCCGTACGGATAATCCTTTTCCGCCTGACCTTCTGTAAAAGCGGTTGC